CGAATTCACGTTGACCACGGCCCCGACCCTGGCCCAGGTTGAAGCGGAACTGGACAACGCCGCCCTGGACTTGAATCGGGAACTGGACCAGGTCGGTTATACCGTCCCCGTCAATGAAACCGATTACCCGACGGCGTTCGGATACCTGAAGGCGGCCAACGCATACGGCGCGGCCGCGGTCCTATTGTCCACGGTCCCCGCGAATTCGTACAACCCCGACGAAGAAGTCGAAGGGACGGGGGAAACCAGGGCGACGACATACGGGAACAAGTTCAAGTCGGCGTTGAAGGCAATCAGGGAAAACCGCCTTCGCGCTGGACGTCGGGTCGGCCGACTGGCGAACGTATTCGCTGGCGCGTCCGAAGACGACGAAGGGAACGAAAAGGAACCGATATTTACCAGGAACGAAGACCATTATCCAGGGCGGACGGACTAATGACGGGAATTACGACAACGACCAGCTGGACCAGGGCGAAACGTTCGTGCCTGGCCTTTGGTCAATAAGCGAAAGGGGGGCGCATTATGAGCCAGGCGACAATCGAAGCGGGAATCATTTCAACGATTACACAACACGCCGACTTCGATACCGACAACACGAAGCTATATGACCGCCGACCCATGAACAAGGGCAAAGCCCGCGTCGTGGTCGTTTCATATAACACACACAGAAAAGAACAACTGACCCTTCAAATGGAACGGCGGACCTGGACGTATAACGTGGACGTCATGGTCCCCTGGCGCGGGGACATGACCGAACTTGACGGACGGGTCGGAACCGAAACCCAAAAGGTCATTGATACCCTGGCGAAGTACCCGAAACTGAACGGGGTCACGGGGATTCAACGGACCGACGTCACCTTGTCGAATACGCCTGATATTATCCAGGAACGGAAGGGCGGTTATCGGGGAAGGCGACACTTCCTTGACGTCCTGGAAATAGTGAACCCAGGAAGGGTTGAATAATGTCAACGATTGAATGGGACGACCAGGAATTTCAAGACCTGGGCCAACGCGTGAACCAGGCGGGGGATACGGTTACGCGTATTTCGATAAACGAAGGCTTTCGACGCCTGGGCCGTCTTATCGTCCCGACAACGGGGACTGGTCCCCTGGCGGCCGAAACCCCGAAGGTAACGGGGAAGCTGGCCAGGTCAACCGTCTTCCAGATTATCGGCGGGCCCATGAACCAGGCCCTTGAAATCCGCCAGGCGGCGCGGTCCGCCCTGGGCGTATTTTATGGTCAAATCGTACGGGAAGGACGCGGTCCAGTAACGGCCGTCAATGCGAAGTTCCTTCACTTTTTTATCGGGTCCCAGGAGTTCTTCAGGAAGTCGGTCGGACCAGCGAAAGCGAACCCGTATCACAGACGCGTATTCGCCCGCCTGAAGCCGCAAATTCAGAATATAGTCAATGATATGGGGCGAAGGATAATCGCCCATATTAACGGACAAGGGCCCGTACAATAGGGGTCCGTCCAGGATAATGAAAGGGGGTAAAATAACATGACAGTATTCCAGGATTCACAAGACAGCGTATTCTTAATTGACGACACGGAGGCGGTCCAGCGGGACATTTCGCCGTATGTCATAGCGGTTGACGGCCTTCCTGGTCCGCGCAAGCTTTCGGAAGCGTCGGCCCTGGGGGACGGCGGGACGAAATGGCACCCTGGACTTGAAGACGTTCCTTTCACGCTGGAACTTTACTGGTCGAAGGACGCCTTATTGGGACCCGATACCGTCTTCGGACCGCTTCGGACCCACACGGCCGCCGTTGACTTCGAATACGGACCCGAAGGGAAGGTCGCGGGCGATATCAAGTATTCGGGGACTTGTTGGGTTCGGAACTATACGGCCCCGACAAGGGTCGGTTCCCTGGTATTCGCGAAAGTCGAACTTCAGGTCAACGGCCAGGTCGGACGGGGTACGTTCTAACCATGAATGAAAACGAAAGGGGGACATTATGAATACAGTCAAAGTCACATTGCCCGACGGAAACACGGCGGAACTATTCGCCGAAATGAAGCACAAGACACAGCGGGCCGTTGAAGAAGCGACGCGCGAATTCCTGACATATCCCGAAGGGGTCGGGAAGCTTATTTTATCCCAGGGGGAAGACGGCGGACCAGTCAAGGCAAAGGCAAAGACGGACGAAATCGAAGTTACCGTTGACCTGGACCGAATCAACTGGACGGCCGTTTCGGAAATCATCATATTGAACCAGGTTGCGACCTGGGAATATGGTCCCGTAACGTCGGAAGTCCTGGGGGACCAGTCCGAAGACGTTTACAATTTCCTGAAGACGACGGTCAATACCATGTACCAGGGTTCGTTCCCTTTAGCACAAAGCGGCGTCGCGAACTCGGCGAAGGGTTGGCCCTGGCTTTCAAAGTTCCGAAAGCTTTTCGCGTCCCGCCGCAATTAAGGGAAGCAATGCTGGTCACGGAAACGGGGTTCCCGCCTGACGTCCTGGGGGAAATGCCCGAAAGGTTACTGGACGAAATCATTGTATATCGGGGGGTCAAGGGCGTTGTCGAATACGGCGGCGACTGGCAACCATAAGGGGGATATGATATGGCCGACGAAGTATCAACCGTCATGGTCCTTCGAATGAGGGACGAAGCTTCAGCACAAATGAAGCAATTCGCGGGGACGACCCAGGAAGCGGCCCTGGCGTCCCTGGATTTCAAAATGACATTGACCGCGGTCGGGGGCGCGTTGACAGCGGTCGGGGCCCTGGTCAATCAGATTGACAACCCGACGGCGAAGCTGGCCGCGACTTTCCTTATGACGGGCGGCGCGATAATGACGACCGCTTCCGCCATTCTTCAGATGATAGGGCCAGTCAAGCAACTGATTACCTGGTTGCGAACCCTGGCCGTTACCCAGGCAATCGTCAAGGCCCTTTCGGGTCCCGTCGGTTGGGCGCAAATAGGAATCGGCCTGGCCGTCGCGGGGGCGGCGACCGCTGGAATTATGGCCATGACTGGCGGATTCGGCGGCGGGTCAACGAATGTCAATATCCAGGGCGGGCCCCTGGTAATGTCGAATGATTCCGATATGCGGAAGTTCGGGGCGGCAATCAGCGAATCGCAACGCCGCGAACAAAGGGTCGGGCGATAATGGCAACTGATTATATCCTGGTCGCTGGCTTGACGGGCAAGGTTACAAAGTACCTGGATTCGGACTTATCCTTCGTTGAAGAATCCGCCGCTTATGGGGCGTCACTTCAAGCCCTTATCATTGACACGAACGGGCTTTATTGCTACGCCGCGGGCGCGAACGCCCCTGGGACCATAGTCAAGTATCAGATTGACGGCCTGGGAATCGTCGCGACAAGTCCGTCATACGGCGGCCATGTCTATGCCCTGGCCCAGGACGACAATTATATTTATGCTGGCGGCGAGACCGTTCACACAATCAAGCGTTACAACAAAGCCGACCTGACTTATGTTGACGCCAGTCCTTCGTATGGCGGATATATCGGGTCGCTTTTGGTTGACGATACTTACGTCCTGGCGGGCGGTTACAGCGCGGAACCCAGGGCAATTCGGCGATACCTGGTCGCTGACCTTTCGTATGTTGACGCGACGTTTTCCCTGGGCGCGGACGGTCAAGCAATGGATTGGGACGACGACTATTTTTACGTTCGCGGGTCGTCTTTTGCCATGCGGAAATACGCCCGAACCGATATGTCCCTTGTCAAAAAAGGCGGTTCGTATGACGGCGTCGTCAAGGCAATTGTCGAATCGGGCTTGTACGTTTACGCCGCGGGCAAAACAACCAGGACCATTCGCCGCTTCCAGAAGTCCGACATGGCATATATCAGTCAAAGCGCGAATTACGGCGGCGATATTTACGCCCTGGAACACTTCGGAATCAATCTGTATATTGGCGGGGCTTCTAACCAAACCGTCCAGAAACGCCTTCTTTCCGACTTCACTTTACTTGACGAAAGTCCCGATTATGGCGGGTTCATTTACGCGGTTCGGGGCGTGTCATACGACGCCGACGTACTTCCCCAGGTAACAACCGACCCTTGTTCGGACGTGGACGAAGAAACGGCCACGGGCAACGGGGAAGTGACCAGTATCGGCGCGACGGCGGTCACACAACACGGCCATTGTTGGTCCACAAATCAAAACCCGACCACGGCCGACGACAAGACCGAAAACGGGGCGAAGGCTTCAATCGGGACCTTCACTTCAGCGATTACGGGACTGAACGCCGCGACCACATATTACGTCCGCGCTTATGCGACCAACGGCGGCGGGACCAGCTACGGGGAACAAGTGACCCTTGTTACCCAGGAAGCGGGGGTCCCGACAGTTGACACGCAAGAGTGTACCGACGTTCAATCCGAATCCGCGACGGGTAACGGTTCAATCCTGGACCTGGGCGATTCGGCCGTGACCCAACATGGCCACGTTTGGGCGACCACAATCAACCCGACGACCGCCAACTTCAAGACGGAAAACGGCGCGGGAAGCGTGGGCGTCTTCACGTCCGCGTTGACTAGCCTTACGCCTGGACAAACGTATTACGTTCGGGCTTATGCTACCAATACCCAGGGGACTTCGTACGGCGACAACGTGGCCCTGGAATGTCCGACGGGGGACATACCGACCGTCACAACCCAGGCTTGTTCGGCCCTGGCGTCCGAATCGGCGACGGGCAATGGTAATATAACGGCCTTCGGCGACGACACACCTTCCGCGCATGGTCATTGTTGGTCAACGTCACAATATCCGACCTTGTCCGACGATTTCAACGACGAAGGGATTCCGTTCGCGCCAGGGGCCTTCACGTCTTCATTGACGGCCCTGGTCCCGAATACCAGGTATTACATTCGGGCGTACGCGACGAACGCATACGGGACCGCGTACGGGAACCAGGTATCAATCTTCACATATCCAGGTGGCGCGGTTATCGTTCCCGAAAACCCCGTCGACGTTGATTGGGCCGACGACGGGAATTATATTGACATAGCTTCCGACGTCATGGAAGCGTATATCGAATTCGGGAAGGACCGTGAACTGAACGAAGCAATCCCCGCCTTGTTATCCTTGACCGTGGACAATTACGACCACAAATACAGTCCGCCGAACGCGGCCAGTCCGTACAACACGGGCGGGAACACGCTTCGCGCTGGTCATAGAATCAGGTTGTCGTTCGCATATCCTTTCGACGACTTCGAAGACGTGGACGGGACCCTGATTGAAAACCATATAATCCCGAAGGACAATCAATTCGAATGGTCCGAAGAATCGGGAACCTGGTCATTATTCCAGGGCGCGCTTCTGGAAGCCGACGGCGCGGGAATAGCCGTGATTGAATTCGGGGAAGCCGACGCCCATATCCAGGTTGACTTCACGAAAGGGGCGGACAACGACGGGATTATCGTCTTCCGATATTCCGATACTTCGAATTTCCTATACGTCCGAACCGACGGAACGAACCTGGAAGTCCGCAAGGTTGACGGCGGGGCCGATTCCCTGGTTGACGAAGAAGCCCTGGCCTGGGCGGACGGGGTCGAAAAGACAATCAAGGTTATTCTTCACGGGGCGTATATTTACGTCGTTGCTGATAATACCCTGATTGTTTCGACCAGTTCGGCCTTCAACCAAACGGAAACCGAACACGGGGTCGGCGGCGCGTCCCTTCACGCGAACGCCCGCTGGAACAACTTCGGCGGAATCTATTCGCTATTTTATGGGACCATTGACCGAATCATTACGTATCCGAACAAGGAACGTCAAACGTGCCTGATTGAAGCAAGCGACGACTTGAAGATACTTGGCCGTCATATCCTATACAGAAGGGCGTACGCATACACGGGATACCCTGGGGGAATGCGGGCGTTCATTCAGGAAGTCTATAAAAACACGGCCAACGTTTCACAGTTGGGCGAAATAATGGACATTGGCGAAACGATTTCGACGTCCCCGTACAAATCATGGTGGGGAATCAGCGGCCTTCAGGTATGCCGCAACGTGGAACGCGAAGAAAACGGCTTCTTCTACCAGGACCAGGAATCCTTTTGGCGATTCGAAGCAAAGGGGCACAGAGCCGCCGCGCCGCATGACGCCGCCCGTTGTATATTTTATCAAGACTATGATACGAACGACCTGGCGTTTACGGGCTTCAAGTGGATATCGGGCGAAGACGACGTCGTCAACATGGTATCCGTCCATGTCCAGAAGTCGGTCGCGGACCCGTTGAACCTGGCGACTGGCGGTCAAACTGTATGGCGTTGCGCTGAAGCCGACGTCCTGGACGGGGGAATCGCGGCCAGTCAACTTGAAATCCCCGCCAGTTCCGCCGTGACCATATACTTTGAATCGAAGGACTTCGAAACCCTGGAAGACCTTATCAATCCCGCCGTTGCTTCGGCCGTTTACACAATCACGGGGACCGTCACGAACGGGCCCTTCCTGGAAGGGGAAGGAATCACGACCGACGTTTCGGGGAATACGGGAACGGTCCTGGTCCAGAAGGGCGGGACCCTGACCCTGGGCGATTGCGACGGGGCCTTCAACGCTGGCGATACCTTCACGGGAACCACGTCGGGGGCGACCATGAACGGCGGCGTCACAATCACAGCGATTCCCGATTACCAGGCGAACGCCGACGCGGACGGGGGCGGCGCGGACAAGACAGGGAATCTGACCGTCGTCCTTTCGTATCCCGTTTATAATTCATACGGACGGGGCGGGAAGCTGGTCCTGACGAACGACGACGTCGCGGCGATATATGTCACGCGCTTGCTGGTCCGCGGGGACGGATACAACCTTCAGGACCGCGGTTCCGTGTACGTCGAAGACGCCACGTCGAAGACCGATTACGGCGAACATTCATTGAACATTGACGCCGAAATATTGACAAGCCTGGCGGAAGCGAAGACCCTGGCCGACGACATAAAATCGAAGGAAATCGCGCCGCGGTCGAAGGTCGAACTGACGCTGGAAAACTACAACAAGG